ACGCCGTTTTGTTTATTCTTCTAGGAGCGTTGTCAGTCCCGGTTGAATGGGATGCAACGTTCTTTTTATTTACCCTGATTATGGGTGGATGCTTATTCTTTTCGAAAGAGAATTGGATTTATGAAGGAGAGGAAGACGATGGGACGAGCCGAGAGAAGACGTGCTCAAAAGTTAAAGCAAAAAGAGAAAACCACTACATACAATCTCACAAAGGCACAACTCGATGTCATGGTTCGGGAAAAAATCGGAGACGAACTTATCAGAGTAAAGCAGGAGGCTACCGATGATGCGGTAAATACTGCGATGGTTCTGCTTCTGACTTTGCCATTGGAAGTGCTGATGGACCATTATTGGACAAAATCCTATGCGAAGAGAATTCCGAAGTTCACCGAACGAGTTCTGGAATACTACGAACGCTGGCAAAATGGTGAGTTGGATATGGAAAAACTGAAAGAGGATTTGTGGGAATATGGTGGTGTGAAATTAGTTGAAAGTGAGGGTGAAGCAACATGAAATGTGTAATGGGAGTTATTGCGTGTATTGTTGGGCTCGTGGGTCTGATCGGACTGATTGTGTTAAAGGCGACCAGCTCTTCTGCAACTTATATGGACGATTCGTTCCGGTGGGGAGGACGAGATGGGCGTTAAAAATGATTATCGTAAAAATGCAGAAGGGTATTCCGATCCGACTGCCTGTGAAGCACTGAGAAACATTGAGCAGGAAGAAGAACGGTTCCATAAGCTGCTGGATACGATTTTTACGCTTTGTGAACTGTCCGACTTTCACATTGAAGAGCGGATCGTCATTAAGGATAAACGAACCGGACGAATTTGGAGGTGATTATTTATGGGTGATTGGCAGAAGACTATAGATGCTCTTGTAGAAGCTTGGGAAAAATTTACGACATCTATAAAAGAGATGGTGGATGCCCTGAACAAGGCGTTTGGAGTTTCGTCACCTGAGAAAGAGAAGAAAAAGAGTCTCAGCTCTCCGGCTCGATATGGGATGTCTTTGCGGAAATCTCGAAGAAAATCCTTCGTTAAGCAGTATTCCTACCGGCCAATTGTTCAGAAGCACTTACCTTATCAGAGAAGGAACTATTGAAAATCGTCCGTACAAAGCTTGAAAGTGGGTGAAAATCACGCCCACTTTTAGGTTTTGAAAAATGGGCTTTGACCACTTTTATGTGGGCTTTTTGAGAAACGCAGGGAATTTTGGGGAAGGATTCGGACGATTTTGGTCAAATTTGTGGCCATTTGCCCACTTTCTGCCCACTTTTAAAACCCCAATTTGGTCAGTAAAAACCCAGTATTTATGCGGGTTTGCGGGCTCAAAGCCCACTTTTCCACTTTTTTTCTTAAACTATTATGATAGAAAGTTTAAAAGTATATAGTAATAGCACAAAAAAAGTGGATTTTTGGCCACGAGCAAAAAAAATGGAGGAAATCATGAGCAAGATTAGTTGGGAGAGCTTGTATGAAAATTTTAAGTCAATCTATCCAAGGTTGTCGCGGTCATCCGTATATTTTCGTCCGTTCGGTTATATGAGTATAGTAGTGTATTTTGAGAATGGAATGAAGATGGTCTATGATGATCTCAGAAAACAGGCATATATCACAGCTTAAAGAAAATGTCAAGAGATAATGAAAAATTTCTTTTCTTCTGGAAAAATTTGTGATATACTGTAAGAGCCACACAATCTAATATCGAATCCGTTTAAGGGAATTCACTTTGGTAAAAGGTGTATTCTCTCTTTACTCATACCTTAAACGGAACGAGATTGTGTGGCAACAATGGGAGAACACTTTTTTAGGTGCGTCTCTTGTTGGGGCCGCACCTTTTTTATTGCGCCAAAATCTATCTGACTAGAGGACGGTGACATTGTGGATAGACCATATACAGAAATACAAGTTCTAAAAAAATTAGATATTCCTGACTTTCGTCATCTGACAAAGGATAAAGTCATAGCATTTGCTACAATGATTCCGGGAATGGAACCTGAAGTGGCAAAGAAGGCTTTAGAGCAGTTTCCTAACTTCGTATCGACATCTCTTGAAATTATGAAAGAGTATCGAGGTATTCTACAACAGTTGATGAATGATGACAGGGATGGTGCGGAAATATGTTACGATATGTATAATCGTGTGATGAATTCTCTTGAGTGTATTCTTGAAAATGACAATTTGACCTTTAAAGAAAAGACTTACATACTCGAACAAATGAGAGAGGTTGCCGATGAAATATCGAAAAAGGATTCCGAAAAGTCGGCTAACCGCATAAAGTTAATAGGGATTGTGAGTGGAGTGGTGGCGGGTGTTATTACAGTTTTAGGTACCGCCATTGGGGTCAATTTAACTTCTAAGCAAAACAATATTCCCGGCGATGACGAAGAAGAAAACCATTAAAAGGAGATTGAAAATGAAAAAGATTGTTATGTTTATGATCGCAGCAATTATGACGTTTTTGCTTATTGCTTGCTCTGATTCTCAGACACATGATGGCGAAGCAAAGACACCTTCTGCATCGGGAGCTCAAAAAGGAAGGGATTATCAGTCAGTTGTTGAAGATTTTGAAGAACGTGGATTTACAAACATATCGTTAGTTGCTCTTGATGATTTAATAACAGGTTGGCTGACGAAAGATGGAGAAGTTGAAAATGTTTCTGTTGATGGTGATGAAAATTATTCCGCTGATAAATGGTATTCAAATGATGTAGAGGTTATTATTACTTACCATACATTTTCGGAAGAGAGTGATTTGGAAGAAGATGAGGAGTCGAAGGAGTCAATAAGCGAAAAAGCCGAAGACAAAGCAGTAGAATCGATACTCACAATTGAAACTTGTGCTGATCTCGAAAAACTTTTATCGACTGAAGGAGAAATAAACGATTTTTATTCCACTTTTGCAGAACAATATAAAGGCTCAACGATAG